ACCATGCCAGATGAACCGATTGAAAATGTATAGGTTGCACTTGGCAATACGGAAATATAATCGCTACGAAGTACTTGCAGATTTTTCGTAAAACTTCCGTCATTTGAATTGACACCGCCTACGATTAGTAAGCCGTCAAATACGTTTACATTCGTGGACTCAACACCGCCAAAAGCAATGTTCAGTTTTGAACCATTAAAGTTAAAAGTATTGAACTTGCCCTCGGTGTTGTTTAAAGTGCAATGGAATGTATTTGTAATAACAGAGCCTATATCAAAAGAGGATGAAGAGGATGTCGCATCAGTTACGTTAACGCTCCCCATCATAAAGTCCTCATCCGATAAAAAGATACTGTTGTTTTTAGTATCTGTTAATGTTCCTTTGATGTGAAATATTGAATTGTTTTTTGCGTATTCTTTCCACGCTTGTGATGTTTGAATCATATCTCAATCAGTTTAAAACTCATCTTGGAGTACCATGCTCTAACGTGTCCGTGTGAATCTGTTCCCCACATACGAATCGGTGTTTGTCTGTCACCGACATACATGGTCTTTGTTGTCCATGTGTCTGTGTTAGGGTCATAGTAGGAAACAGGGAACGATTCCGCTCTTACTCTCGACAGTACCGCTTTGACTTCGTTGCGGTCTGGCTCCCACCATTCAAGCTCTACTGTCTGCTTTTCACCGATCTTCATGGGATGCATACGTCCTGTTAAATCTCTTCCGGCATCTGGAGCAGATACGTCTTGAATCCCTATTTCCATTACTGACGGATTGCACTGTAATCCGTTAATGTTAATGATATTAATTGCCATCTATTTCACCTATGCTTGTACGTTGAAACGTCTGTTGCGTACTCGGTTTGCATTGTCAACCGCTCTTGCGATCCTCTGTCCATCAAGTGTTACGTTGACTTCGACGTTGCCTTGGTTACTTCCCATGACTTCGCTCATGGCTCTGTAAACACCCTGTGCCATCGCATCAACCATCTGCGAGGTATTGGCGACTGCGGTGTGGTTGCCGATACGTCCTACCATCTCTGGAGCTCCGTTTTCATGTGCCATGAAAAGGTTTGCGGAATTGACACCGCCACTTGCGTATCCTGGAATGAGCATACCGCCATTAGCAAAGCCTGGAATGAATCCACCATTGGAATATCCGGCTCTCTTTAAGTCAGATAAAACTTTATTTACGGCAGATGTTGCACCAGTTACAACTGCGTTTGCTGAAATGGTTGTGTGAAGTGTTACCCAAGCCTTTGCTCCGTTGACGTTGTCCAACTGTTTCTTCAAATTCCAAGCCTTGTCGGCAGCATCTTTTGCCGACCATCCAGCATTTTGGAAACTCTGCTGAACACTATACAAGTCAACCTTTGTTCCACCGACATTAATAAACGAGCCTTTCAGTTTATCTACCTCTGCGGAAGTTAACTGTGTCTGTTTAGTCGCATCTTTTGCTTCTCCAATATAGTTTCCTAATGCTTTTTCTGTATCTTTAACTGCACCGCTTGTTTCATCATATCGTTTCTTTGATTCGTCTAACGCACCATTTGCAATTTGCAAAGCGTTGTACTCGTCACCTAACATGGTAGTTACCATGTATCCATTATCTTTTACATCATCCCATGTAACACCAAGTTCTTCGCATTTCTTGTTTAAGGCTTCGGTTGCATCGTCAACCATCCTTTGGGATGCTTCCATATCAATCTGTGCTTGGATGTTGTCTTTCCATGCTGCCGTAAGGATTTCGATGTAGGCTTTTTGTTTCGCAGCTTGTTTCATGGCTTCGATATTGTCATAGATGGCATCCTTGCTCATTACGATTTTCTGATGGTTCTCATCCCAATCAGCATTGACACCCTCAAGTCCAAGTCCGTTTAACTCATCCATGAGAACTTGAGCCTTATCCATTTCCTCGTTAGACAAGGATTCTTTGCCGATAAGTACATCTAATTGATCGGCAAGGTATTGTGCGTATGCTAAATCTGCGATTGTTTGGTCATAGGTTTTCCAAGCATTTTCTGACACCTCAACATAGGTGAGTTGTCTACCCATGATTTCCGCAACTTGCCCATCATATTCTTCAAGGAACTCTGTCGCTCTTTCAACGCTTGCTTTCTGCTTTCCAATCTCAATGGAGATTGCAGTTACAAACAGGCTCAAAGCAACACCTACTGCAAAGCCGATGACACCGCTCGCACCCACACCGAGTGCCACGATTGCTCCGGCTGCACCGCCTAAAGCGGCAGCGATTGCTCCCTTAATAGCATCGCTCAATGTTGCCTTGCCCTCATATCCAATCTTCTCTCCAACACCTACGGAGATGCCTGTCGCAACGGCTGCAAGTCCAATTGCGATACCAAAGATAAAGCCTGTGCCAGCACCGACAGTACCGAATCCCATAGCGGTAATTCCTTTGGCAACCATTGCCCCACCGACTCCGGCAAGTCCAACACCGATGGCAGCCTTGATGACATCCATGAGATTTACTCCGTCAGATGAACCGATTTCGTAACCGCCTTTGAATGCCAATGTCACACCAATAACTGTAATAACGAGTCCGGCTAAAGCCTCTACCGCTCCGGCTGCCTTGCCGAATCCTAATGCGTTCAAGGCATCCATTACACCTTTTGCAATCTTCCAGGTAAGAAGTGCTGCCCCAATCGCTTCGACAATATCTAAAATATCTTGCCAATTATCTTTGAGCCATTTCACAAGGTCTTTAATCTTTTGGCTGACTTCAGCTTCTTCAAACATATTGCTGAAGTCTGGTGATGCACCGCCACCACCACCGCCACCGCCACCATTCGATGGCACATCGTTTAGTGCGTGAATTTCATCAAAGCCAAGAATGGTATTTTTGTATTCCTCGGCTGCGGCTGCCGCACCACCAGCTCCACTTGCAACATTGCCCCACTCAACCGCTTCTCGTTTTGCTCTTGTGTAAGTAGTTGCACCGCCCAACGCTGCGAAGAACTGTGCAACTGCACTTGCTGCGGTAACAAACCAATTGGCAACTTGTGCGATAACAGGAACTAACTGTGCGATCAACGGAGCAACAGCAGATGCCACTGCGTTTTTCATGTACAACAATGAGGATGCGAGTGAGTCCATGCTACCTTTCATGTGACTCGCATCCATGTTGTTCATTGCTGCGGAGTATTGATAAATATTAGAAAGTCCCTCTTTGAATGCTCCTGTGATAGAACGGATAATTCCACGAAGTACACGGAGTTTGGCAATTCTTAATAATGACTTGCCGAAATTTTTAAGTGGAAAGTCCATGCCCTTTAAGGCTGCTTTAAATTCAGAAAAAGTCGGTTTTGTTTTCTTAACTTCATCAGCAGCAGACTTGGCACTCTGTTTAACCTTTTCCAAGCCTGTGGATGATTTGAGTCCCTCAATGGCTGTCTTGACTTCATTAATCGCAGATACAAGTTCTGAAAAGTCTTGTTTCGCTTTCTCTGTCTTTGTTTGGACTCCAAGTCTAATGTCTGTCATCCCATTTTTCCTTAAATGCTTTTAATCGGTCATAAACTTCTTGCCTTATCTGTTTTGGTGTTTTCTTAACTTCATCGTCAAACTCAAGTGGCTTATCGAAGTAGTTGTCGGCTCTCGCACCTTTCTTGCGGAATGCGTTACCCAAGATAACACCGAATGCCTTGTAGTTATAAAGTCCTTGCAACCACGCAAGGTAGTTTTCATTCTTCTGTTTTAACTCCCATGCTTCTCGATAGTCTTTTGCCAACCATACGTCTTGATTCCAATATTCGTCATAGGTCATTCCAATTGCGAGATAGTATGGGAAGTTCTCTCTAAAGATGTCACCGAATGTAGTCTGTGACGATTCCTCTTTGCTTACAGAGTTATCGTCACTTTCGAGTTTTTTGGTTCAGAGTTGATTAAGGATTCATAACCCTGTGCGTATAACTCGCCTAATCTCTTTACGATGTCCTCGTTAATTCCACCCATCTGCTCAAATAAGATGTCATCACTTTGCTGTTTTGTGACGGATGGATGATGCATACGGAATGCGTAGTAGAAGAGTTCCGGCACACGAATCATCATGTGGTCACTTAAATCATCCATAGAGAATCCTCTGCGTTCTGCCCACTCAACTGTCTTGCGTGAGAACTCAAGGGTATACTCTGTGCCATCTTCCATTGTTAATAAAATCGGTTTTACTCTTTCTGCCATAATTTCTCCTTTGCCTTATAAGAAAGTGCCTTGTGGGGGCAATTTAATGCCCCCATAGTTGTTTTTAATTAAGAACTTGCTGTTGCAAATCCAGCTACCTGGTTCGGTGTGATGTATGCGGTTACTTCTGCAACTGCATCTACCTCTGCACCACCAAAGCCTAACTCACTCGGTCTGCCAGCGAAGTAGAAAGACTCCATGTTAGGGATTGCAATTTCAAACCATGTCGCCTTGTTTGTTGCGAGTGCAGCTTCTGCTGCGGTGTACATAGTCTGCCAAGCGGTCTTGAAGTCGCTTGTGAAGTTTGCGAGGAATCCTAATGCTCCACCAGGGTCTTTTAAGCCATCTATATAGCGTTTCCAGATGGTGTCCGATAAATCGGTCACTTCCAATGAACTCGGTTCTGGGTTGAACTCTGGCATGGATTTGATTCCAGGAATAGCCGTAAAACCTGTTTCTGGACGAGTTCCGGCGGTGGATTCAACAGCGTATTTCAAAGTAATTCCGGCTGTGCTAAATTCATTTGCCATTTGTCTTTTTCTCCTTTACTTCTTTTTTAGCTTTAGGCTTTTCAGCCTTGATTTTCCCCACCACTTTTCCGCAGTGATCGCAGATAAACTGTCCAGGGAAAATATCTTTATCGCAATGTGGACATTTCATTGTCTATGCTCCTTGTTGTGCAGAGAATCGTGCTACGATTCTGCATAATGATTGGTCTGCGTTGTCGATTGGCTGACACATATCTTCAAAGAATGCGATTGCCTTGAACTTCTCTTCGATGTACTCCATGAGTGCGTAGGCATCGGTCATGGTGTTATGAAAGACTTGGACTTCAAAAGTGTAGCGGTACTGTTCGTCCGTGTTATCAAGTGTGGCATATTGCCGTGTGCGAACTTTTGAAATCATTTGAATAAAGACACACGGAACGGACTTTGGAATCGGCTCATATCTCTGTGTGACATAGATGTTTGAGTCATATTCCGTAACCGCATTCGCTATGTTGTTGTAGATCAGTTCCCTATCCATTCGTCTATCTTTCTGTTTATCACACCCACAAGAGTATTACGGATGTGGTCTAATGCAGATTGCATACCCCTTGTCGGTGTTAAGCCTGTGTAACGTATATTGCTCCACCACCAAAAACCATTCTTCGCTCCATAACGTGCGTTAGGGTTTTCAGAATGTGGATGTGATTCGCTCCACGACCAAGGTGTAACAGGGTATCCTACCTCGTCTGCAAACTCATCTGCTTCAGTAAATACTCCGGCACCGAACTCAAGGAATCCCACATCTTCGCCACTCGCAGTAAGTACATATCCGTTAGGAAGTTCTTCGATTGAAGTAACGTAGTCATCGTTGCCATTCCCTTGCAGAGAGTATTTTGTAAGCACGATGTCTTCCGCTTCTTGCATGACTTCATAGATACCCTCTTTGATGGGTTTATCTATGTCTTTCGCCTTTTCCAATTTGGTAATGGCTTCGTCTATGCCTGTTACTGTGACGTTCATAATTGCTTCACTGTATACAATGTGTGGTGGTAGGACTTGCCTACGGACTCTACTCGGTAGTCTGCTTGTTCCGTGGAATCAATCCATACTAACGAGTTCTCGTTAATCCCCAAGTCCGTTTCTGATACGATGGTTCTTCGGTAATGGCTTACATTTCCAATCGGCTCTAACTGTGCCTGTCCATAACCGCTCTGCCGTGTGGACTTTGGGATTGATACATAGACATCGGCACTCTTTACATCATCGTAGGTTTCTTCGTATTCGCCTAAACGGATCGTTTCGCCACCGACTACCTTTGTCTTTTCCGTCTTTCCCAAGTAGTTCTGATAATAGATTGTCTGTTTATCTCGCTCTAAAATTCTCATAACACTTCCACATAGCTTGGTGCGTTATTATGGATGTAGCCAACCATCGTATCGTACTTGAAGTTGTGAGTTACTCCATCAACTGTTTCGTATGTTTCGCCCTCTGCCCCTCGCTGATTGTATGCGGTCACAACCGCCATGACTTGAATCGGCTCAAGCCATGACGGAAGTTCTGTTAAGGAAGAGGATTTTCCATAAGTCCAGACGAGAAGTTCTTGTTCAGCCAATTCAAGGTATACGGACAGCTCTTCGTCATGCTCGGTGTCCGTGAACCCCAATATGCTCTTTGCTTTATCAATTGCTGCCATCCGTATACCCCTTTACTATTTGTCTTTCTTTTCAGACTTCTTTTCTTTTTTCGGTTCTGCCTTTGGTTCAGCCTTTGGCTGTCCCTTTACGGCAACTAAACCAATAACTTTTCCCATAGGATTCTCCTTTTAGTTAGCCGTTGCACCTCTGTGCAGATAGATGCCACCAACTTTGTTATCTTTAACGAATGTGTCGCCATAAAGTCTGATGTTGAATTTCCATGCATCAGCTTCCTGTACAACTTCTGGAGAGAAGATTCTCGGTACACGATGCTTCATGACTTTGACGATTGCAGACGGATGTACAAGCATGAAGTTGATTGGATAACCGCCTACTGTGAAGCCACCAGCCGTCTGTCCAGATGTAACACCATCGTTAAGAGTAATTGCGGTGTTGAATCTTCCAGCCGGAACAGGAATGACTACTGTGGAATCAAGCATCTGTACGTTTCTCTGTACGTTCTCTTCATCGTTCATCAGATAACGAGTAAGTTTCTCTTTGATAGCGTAGTATGCTTTCGTGGATACGAAAAGGATACGTCCCTCCATCGGTGCTTCAGCATCATCCATAGCAGCCTGTGCATCATCGATAGCTTTGAGGATGTCTGTTACAGAAGCAATGTCTGCCGGAGTTGCTGCTCCAATTCCGCTTGTGCCAGCGATTTTTGCGAATGTGTAAGCATCAACTTCTGGTACTTCGTGCAGACGAACAAATTCGCCAGCAAGTGTACCGAATGCCATGTCAAGAGTTTCCTCATTGTCCATAGCATCTACCATTAACTGTCTGCCACGATCATACTCAAGTACCAGGTCTTCCCAAGAACCATTGACAGAACCTTTTACATATCCGTTGTTTCTGTCATAAGTTCCAAGTCCGTCCATCTGTGTCTTGTAAATCTGTGCTGTGTTTGCTCCTGTGAACAAAACAAGATCAGACGGAGTATCAAGAATGGATGTTACGGATTCTCTTTTGTAAACTTCATCAAGAATCGGTGCATAGCGTTCCGCTAATGCAATGGTGTTACTATTTAATGTTCCCATGTGTTTTTCTCCTTTTTAGAGTCCGGCATATCTGCGGAGTTTCTCGTCACGGATTTTCTGTGCTTCTTCCGCTCCAATCGGTTTACCGCTTGATATACTCGGCTGTGATTTCAATAATTCTGCTTTTGTGTTTTCAATGTTCTTCTGAATGAATAACGATTCATTCTGAAAGAGGACATCATCGTTGCCATCGACCTTTGCTTCGGCAGAACTCTGTGCCATATCCTCTGTGTACCCCATGCTCAAGTACTTCGCTTTGTACTTGTTGATGGTGTTATCTCGCTTCAGTTCAGCCAATTCCTTTAATGTCGCTTCTTCCTGTGCTTTGCGTTTGGACTCTGCAAGTTCCTGTTCGCTCATGGTGGATTCAAACTTTGACTTCCACTCTTCCGCTTCTCTGCGGTGCTGTGCTGCTTCAGAGTTCCTTTCGCTCAAGGTACTTTTGAGGTTCTTGACCTGTGCTTCGTATTCAGCGATCTTCTGCTGAAGTTCCGTTAATTCGGTGGTTTCGGTTTTGTTTTCTTCCATGCCTTTTTCTCCTTTGCGTTTTGTACGACTTCCCTGTCGATGTTTGCGTTTTTAGTTGTTCCCTCAACTATCTACAAAGCCTTTCGCTTTTGTTAATGAATTTAAGTTGTGGCTAATTTATAAGTTATAAGAAATGGTGCAACGACAGTTAATATCGAGTTCTGGAACTCCAAAGTCCCCTGGATATTTTGCTTTCGCTCCGTCTATCTCAAAAAAGTCATCCATGCCAACAGTAACTCCCCCAAGTTCCCAATGTGGGTCACGGACTTTATCATCCATCATGGTTTCCCATGTCTTTGAGGTGGCGAAGTCTTTCGCTCCCTCATATCCACCATCGTTATATACTCGGTGTCCGTCTGTTTCAGCCACTCTGACGATACTTGGTACATCTCCTAACTCTGCGTACTTGATTACTCGTTGGGAGAAGTCCTCGTCACCGAACTTCTTGTAGATGGATGAATCTTTCTGCTCTACAAAATCCTTTGGGATATATGAACCTTTGTGTGTCGCTTCGCTCTTTACATTCGGCTCATCTTTGTAATCATCCGGCAGAAACCTTTCAAAGCCATCTGCCACAACACCAAGTTCATCCCTCGCATCTTTGAAGCCAAGGACATATGCATATTCAAGTAAGTCCCATACTCCGTCCCTTATTTCTTTTTTCTTCTCCATCACTTGAGATGGAGAAAGGGAAGTAAGCCATGTCTTGAACTCTGTATATTTATTGATGTTGTCAAAGTCTAAAATCTGCATAGGTATTTATATAAAAGGGGAATCTCTGCAAGGCATAACAGAGTTTCGGTAGCGAACCTATCCCCTTTTATTACGATTGTTTAGTCCAACTCAAACGCAGATAACTCTTCTACTTGTCTGTCATCCGCAAGTGCTTCGCCCTCGGCTATCTCACTCTTGTCTGTTTGGTTGTCTGTGTTCATGCCTTGTTCGTAGAATCTGTAAATGTATTCTTTGGACAGTTCAATGTCGGCAATCGGATCGTTTGACAATCCGCTTCTCTCAAGCCAAATCTGTGGTGCAAGTCCAAGCTCACGCATATTCAATGCACTCTGTGTCTTAACGAGCAGATTGCTCATCGTAGGTGGCTCGATATTGAGTTCCATGTCGCTCGGCTCTAAATCAAAGGATGCAAACCGCATCTTGATAATCTGCAAAGCAACTCGCTTGAACTCTTCGTCACTCTTTCTCCAGAAGTCCTCGGTGTTCCGTCTATTCGTGTCGGCAATGAAATAACCGCTCTTGAGGTACACTGCACTTCCGTTATCAGAAGAACCGCCCACGCCCC